TCTCTCCTATACCAGAAACAAGAATTCAAGTTCGAGAAAAGGATAGAGATATTGATCGCGTTATGCGTGGTGTTAATAAAATGGAAAAAACTGGAGATAAATCTGGTGTTGAACCACTTACTATTATCAAATATAGAGATAATACAGGGAAGATCTGTTATAAAATTTTAAATGGCAATCACACAGCAGAGATGTTGTATAGATCGGGAGAGAAAGATGCTGATGCATTTATAATTGATTTTGATACAGAACTTGGTGGTTCACACGCAAATTGTCTAATTCTTGGAAATCTTCTCAACAAACAAGACGTTGAAAAAGTAGATGTTCATGATGCAGATATCAAGAGAGAACTTTATGAGTTATTAAATGAAGAACTTTTAAGAAATAATGGTAAACCTCTTGGAGATGCAAAGTTAAAGCAAATAAAAGAAAGTGTATCTGATAGATATCCACATGTTAAAAAGGGAACTATTGGACAATGGATTTCTAACCACGGTGATGTTGGAGGTCGTAGTAAGGCAACATTAATTACTTATACAGATGGACAATGTAAACAGCAACAACAATTGCTTCAGAATATGGAAAAATATAAATCTTATGCTATTTTACCTCCAAGAACTGTAAGATCTTATGTGGATACTGGTATTTCAGAATCATTTCGTAAAATGAGAGATGAGAAAAAATATAATTGTGTTGTTATGTTTAAGGTTGACAACGTTACTCAAAGAGATCAGTGGGAGAATGGTTTAGAAGATAAAGTTATAGAAGAGTTTGATTCTCTCTCAGAGTACTATGATTGCCAAATTGAATATGAAATGCTCCGTTATGATTAATAGTATTTCTTAAAGATTGACCCCTTTACAGGGGTCTTTTTTTGTGCTAGTATGTAGAGGTACTATACAAATATAAACATGAAAATCACTGAAAAATTTGAAATCGTTAGTTTCATTACAGATCAGTATCTACAAGAATCAATTCGTAGCATAGACAATCATTTTGGAGAAGGATATGCAAAGAAAAACCCAGAACTTGTCTCTCGAATGATGGGAATTATGGATAATACAAGTGGACGCAATGGTGGTAACATTGCTGAATATAGATAGTATGTTCGAGATGGATCAGAGACCTTAACAGGTCTCTTTTTTATTCTAAATAACTCTAGGTATTCAAGAAAGTAATGAAATCATACAAACAATTTCGTCGCGATTGTCCTAGTGGTTATAAATTTAGCAGTAAATTAGGTGCATGTATTCCAAAAGGAAATAGACATGTAAACGTTATTGGTCGCTATTTGGGAGGAAGACAAAATGATGACAGCGATAGTAATAAAAAAAATGGTTCTAATGGTAATGGGAACGGTAATGGTGGCAATGGGAACGGTAATGGTGGTTCGAGCAACGGTGGAAATGGTGGAGGAAATGGTGGCGGTGGAAACGGTGGAGGCGGTGGAGAATAGTATTGATAAATAACTACAAATATTGCGTTCAAAATGAAACCTACACCTAGAGAAGCATCAGAAATCAAGAAACAGTATGAATCTGTTGTTGATCATTTGATAAAAGAAGGATACGCAGACGATAAAGAATCTGCAGATAGTATCATTAAAGGAATGAGTCAACAATGGTTTGATATTATTATCGACTAATAATGGCAACTGCATTTGATAGACAAATACAAAATAGAAATTTTCTATCTCCAGTTGGATTTAAATTTGTTTTAGGAAAACATCCTAAAGTAGATTTTATATCACAATCTGCTAATATACCAGATTTAAGTTTAGCAACTCAAATCCAACCAACGTATTTAAAAGATCTTGATATACCAGGAGAAAAGTTAACTTATGGGGATTTTTCCTTATCTTTTCTTGTGGATGAAAATATGGAGAACTATTCTATACTTCATAAATGGTTGAAAAGACTTGGTTTTGCAGCAACCACTGAAGACTATCAAAAATTAATTACAGACAAAGATGGGCAAAGAGACCCAAAGGAAGCATTTAGCGATGGTACTCTTCAAGTTTTGAGTAGTAACTTCCAACCAATCATACAAATTAAGTTTATTGATCTATTTCCAATCTCATTAAGTAGTTTAACATTTGATGTATCTGATACTGACATACAGTACTTTACAGCAGAGGCAACTTTCCGCTATACTATATTTGAGATCAACGATATGCTCGGCAAAGAACTTTAATTAAATAATCTTTATTATGGATCTTGATAAGATTCAGGCGATGTGGGAGAAAGACTCCAAAATCGACCCTGATAATTTACATGATGAATCATTAAAAATTCCTCAACTACACTCAAAGTATTATACTCTTTATAATACGATTACTTTGATGCGAGAGAAAGCAAGAACAACTCAAAACGAAGTAAGTTTAGATAGATACAGATATTATACTGGTAAAGCACCTGCAGAAGTTTATGCAGAAGAACCGTTTCCATACAAGATTAGAGAGAAAGAAGCACTGCAGAAGTATATGGAAGCAGATGAGAGACTAGCAAAGATAAATCTTAAGGTAAAATACTATGATACTACTCTAAAGTTCTTAGAAGAGATTATAAGGGCAGTGTCAAACCGTACGTATCAAATAAAAAATGCCATTGAATGGCAGAAATTTCAGTCTGGATTTAATTGATAAATAGACCAGATGTGGAGATATTATGTCTCATTTGGTCATTTCAAAGAAGAATGAAGTATATTTAAATATTGAGGCAGAACCTCATGTTTATTATGAATTAGCAGATCAGTTTACTTTTGAAGTACCTGGTGCACAGTTTTCTCCTGCATACAAAAATAAGTATTGGGATGGAAAGATAAGGTTATTTAATACACAAACGAAGCAAATATATGTTGGACTATTAGATAAAGTAATACAATTTTGTACAGATCATAATTACACTTATGCTTTTCAACCAAGCAAGTTCTATGGACTGCCCTTTGAAGTGAATGAGCAGATCTCATTAGAAGGTGTTAAAGACTATATGAATGCTATTTGCAAGTATTCTCCGCGTTCTTACCAAGTAGAGGGAGTATACGACGCTCTAAGGCATAATAGAAAGTTGTTGATATCCCCAACTGCATCGGGAAAGTCTCTGATGATATATTCGATTGTTCGATATTTTGTTGAACGCAAGCAAAATACTCTGATAGTCGTTCCGACGACTTCCCTAGTAGAACAGATGTATAAAGATTTTGCAGACTATGGCTGGGACGTAGGTTCATTTTGTCACAAGATATACGCAGGTAAAGAAAGAGAGACAGACTCTCAAGTCATTATTACTACTTGGCAATCAATTTACAAACTCCCCAGAAAGTATTTTGAGAGATTCTCTGTGGTAATTGGGGATGAAGCTCACCAGTTTAAATCAAAATCATTAATATCTATAATGACAAAACTTGCTGATGCCAAATTTCGTTACGGTTTCACAGGAACTCTTGATGGAACGCAAACACATAAATGGGTTTTAGAGGGTTTGTTTGGTCCTTCATACAAAATTATTAAGACAGATGAACTCATGAAGAAGGGACACGTTGCTACATTAGATATCAATGTGCTTCTATTGAAACACCCACCGAATAAATTTGAGACTTTTGAAGATGAAATACAGTATATAATTAACCACGATAGAAGAAACAAGTTTATCCGTAACTTAGCACTGGATTTAAAGGGTAATACTTTAATATTATTTGCAAGAGTAGAAGGACACGGAGAACCCTTATATAATTTAATAAATAGTAATAGTCTAGAGCAACGTCATGTCTTCTTTGTTCATGGCGGTGTAGATACAGAAGATCGGGAAAAAGTCCGTTCTATTACAGAAAATGAAAATAATGCTATAATAGTAGCATCATACGGAACATTTAGTACAGGTATCAACATTAAAAATTTGCATAATGTCATTTTTGCTTCTCCTTCCAAATCACGAATACGGAATTTACAATCAATTGGTAGGATTCTTAGAAAGGGGAACAACAAGACCAAAGCAACTCTATATGATATCGCTGACGACATTTCCTTCAAATCCAGGAAAAATTACACACTTAATCACTTGATTGAAAGGATTAAGATTTACAACGAAGAAAAATTTAATTATGACATTGTCAACATACCTTTAAAAAAATAATGGGCGAAGAGTTTTACTGCATATTAAAATTAGTTTCTGGAGAAGAAATCCTCTCATTGATTACTATTGATGAGTCAGGAGATGAACCTATCATTGTTGCACAAAGTCCTGTAATAATGAAGGTACAGTATGGTGCAGAAGGAACTTCTTATATTAAAGTAAAATCATGGATGGATTTATCAGATGAAGATATATTTGTAATCAAACCAGACAAAGTCATTACTATGACTGAAACTAAAGATCAAAAGTTAATTGATATATACAATGATTTTATAAAAGATGAAGAGCAAGATATTTTTACTCCTCCTGGAAGAACTAAAGTAACTAATGAAATGGGATTAATCGGAAAAGTGTCCGACGCTCGAATAAAATTAGAAAATATCTATAATATGAAAAAACTTCCTCCTACTTCAGATCCTAAAGAACCTGAATAATATAGCTATTATTACCCTTGAACCTCTACAAAGGTTATTGTACATGGTTTTAAGCACCTTGTCAAGTCATTGATTTTGTGATACAATAAATTCAGTAAGGGAGATAGCAATGCTATGCCAAAGAAAAAGTCGGAGCACTACGTTAACAATAAAGAGTTTTTAGAAGCACTAATTGTTTATAGGGAAAAAGTAGAGAATGCTAAAGAGAATGAATTACCAAAACCACGTATTACAAATTATCTTGGAGAATGTTTTTTAAAGATAGCAACACACTTATCATATAAACCTAATTTTGTAAATTATATGTTCCGTGAGGATATGATATCTGATGGTATTGAGAATTGTGTCCAATACATTTATAATTTTGACCCTGCTAAATCTAGAAACCCATTTGCATATTTCACTCAAATTGTTCATTATGCTTTTCTTAGACGTATACAAAAAGAAAAGAAACAATTAGATATTAAAACAAAAATAATTGAAAAAACTGGTTATGATGAAGTTATGACTGTAGATGATAGTGCGATGTCAGGTAGTAGTTCTGATTACAATACAATTAAAGATAATATCGTTTATAAAACAAATAGATGAAGATTGCTATTATAACAGATACCCATTACGGTGCTAGAAAGGGTTCTAAACACATACATGATTACTTTGAGAAGTTCTATAAGAATGTCTTCTTTCCGTCTTTAGAAGAGCATAATATAGACACTGTGATTCATATGGGAG